CCTAAAAAAATCTCCGGAGGTTATTTTTTGGAAACTATTTTAGTAGGACTTTTAGATGGGGCTGGGAGTGTTCAAAAAAATAGGTTTGGTGGGCCTATTCTCCTTTCAAGAGATGTTTTTAAAACATTAAGAACACTTCCCGCTCCAATTAAAAGTCTTGCTAAAGCGTCTTGAAAGGGTTGGTTTAATGAAGATATCTATATTACAATGGGTGGGAATCTTAATGGTGGTTTTGTTTTTCAGTTTTTTTTTAAAAATTAATGCTGATAAAATTGATAATTATGAAATTAATTTGATGGAAGGAGGCGTTCTGATGAATGTCTGTTCAGAAAAACCAAGTTGAACGAATAAAAAAAAGACGTAGACCGCCCGCGGCTACTATAGAAGGACGAGAAAATCAATTAATTTCATTAGCCGTCGATTTAGCTGAAAAACAACTTCTTGAAGGAACAGCTTCGTCCCAAGTTATATCACATTATCTTAAATTAGGTTCTACTAAAGAGCGTATTGAAAAAGAAATTTTATTACATCAGAAAGAATTAATAAAAGCTAAGACTGATTCTATAAAATCAGCTAAAAAAGTTGAAGAATTATATTCAAATGCTCTTAATGCTATGAGAACATATACCGGTCGAGGTGGTGACGACAGTGATTGATTTAGTAGAGATTATTCGTAACAGGAAAAGAAGACAACAATATGCTTAGGACATATCGTCAACTCAATTTACTTAAAACTTTTGAGGAACGGTATAGATATTTAAGATTATCTGGGAATGTCGGCAATGAAACTTTTGGTTATGATCGTTATTTAAATCAAATGCTATATACTTCTAAAAAGTGGTTAAACGTTAGAGATAAAGTTATAATTAGAGACTTGGGTTGTGATTTAGGTGTTGAAGATTATCCAATTCATGGAAAAATTATCATTCATCATATGAACCCAATAACAATAGAAGATATTGAGTTATATCGTGATGAGATATTTGATCCCGAATTCTTAATTTGCACAACCCATGATACGCATAACGCCATTCATTTTGGAAATGAATCTTTACTACCTCGTCTTCCTATAATACGTAAACGTAACGATACTTCTCCATGGTTATAAAAGGAGCGATGTATATGGACAGTATTTTAACTTCTATTAAAAAATTATTAGGTATTGAAGAAGAGTATACACATTTCGATACAGATATAATCATATACATTAACTCCGCATTAATGTATTTGAACCAATTAGGCGTTGGACCAGAAACGGGTTTTTATATAACAAGCGATTCAGAAACATGGGATAATTATTTAAGTGGAGAAACAACAATCGAAAGTGTAAAATCTTTTGTGTATTTAAGAACTCGTTTGATATTTGATCCGCCATCGTCTTCTTCCGTTATAGACGCGATCGAAAGACAAATTAAAGAGGCAGAATGGCGCATTTTAGTTCAAGCGGAAAGGGGTGCACCTGTTGAATGATAGAGACTTTTTAGAAAGCCTTTTCGGCGAGGAATACCTTAAACATTTTGGAATCCCAGGTATGAAGTGGGGGCGACGTAAGGCGAGATCTACGATGAAAAGTGTAAAGAAAAAACTCCGTTCTCCAAAGAAAAATCAAAGTGACGATTATAAGAAAACTACTACTTTAAGAAAAAAGAAAATTCATCAATTGTCAAACGCGGAGCTAAAAGTTATTAACGAACGACTTCAACTTGAACGAAGTTATAAAGATCTATCATCAAAAGATGTCTCGTCTGGTAGAAAATTTGCACAAGATCTTTTAAAAGATGTCGGAAGAGAGACAATTAGAGATGTTTTAAAAGAAGGTATAAAAATTGGAATTAAAGCAGTACGAAAAAGATAGGTGATATTAGTGACATTATCAAACACGGCTATACCTATATATTATGGTAAATTTCGGGAGGACGTTCTTAGAGGTATAATTCCAGTATGTAAAGAGATTTCAATGGAAATGAATCGAATAGATAATTTGATAAATAATCCTGGAATTTATTATGATGACGAGGCTGTTAATGGGTTTATTCAATATTGCGAAAACGAATTAACTCTTACAGATGGCGGCGATTTGGTTTTGTTAGATAGTTTTAAACTATGGGCTGAACAAATTTTTGGTTGGTATTATTATATTGAAAGAAGTATATATGAACCTTTTAAAAATAATCATGGTGGTCGTTATATACGTAAACTTATACTAAAGCGTTTAATAAACAAACAATATTTAATAGTTGGAAGAGGTGCTGCTAAAACATTATACGATTCTTGTATACAGTCTTATTTTAATAATGTTGACACAACGACGACGCAGCAAATTACAACTGCGCCAACTATGAAACAAGCAGAAGAAGTTATGGCCCCTATAAGAACTGCTATAACTAGAGCTAGAGGTCCGTTGTTTCAATTCTTAACGGAAGGTTCTTTACAGAATACGACGGGTTCTAGAGCAAATAGAGTAAAACTCGCATCAACAAAGAAAGGTATAGAAAACTTTTTAACGGGTTCTATTATTGAAGTTCGTCCTATGAGTATTGATAAACTTCAAGGATTACGTCCTAAAGTTACGACTATTGACGAGTGGTTGTCTGGAGATGTTCGTGAAGATGTGGTTGGCGCAATTGAGCAAGGAGCGTCTAAACTAGACGATTATTTGATAGTGGCTACTAGTTCTGAGGGCACAGTTCGTAACAGTAGTGGCGATACAATCAAAATGGAATTAGTCGACATACTTAAAGGAGATTACATAAATCCTCATGTTTCTATATGGTGGTATAAATTGGATGATGTAAAAGAAGTTGCAGATCCAGCAATGTGGATTAAAGCTAATCCTAATTTAGGTATGACGGTTTCGTACGAAGCATATCAATTAGACGTTGAGAGAGCTGAAAAAGCACCAGCAGCGAGGAATGACATATTAGCAAAAAGATTCGGTCTTCCTATGGAAGGGTATACATACTTCTTTACTTATGAAGAAACTTTACCGCATCGTCATCGTGATTTCTGGTCAATGCCTTGTGCTTTAGGAGCCGATCTTTCTCAGGGGGACGATTTCTGCGCTTTTACTTTTTTATTCCCATTACCAAACACAACATTCGGAGTCAAAACCCTTTGCTATATATCTTCATTAACTTTGATGAAATTACCGGGTGCTATGCGTGTTAAATATGAACAGTTTATGAACGAAGGAAGTTTAGTCGTATTAGAAGGAACGGTTTTGGATATGATGGAAGTTTATGAGGATCTGGATAGACATATTTTAAACTTAAGTTATGATGTTCGTTGTTTTGGCTTCGATCCATATAACGCTAAAGAGTTTGTAACTAGATGGGAGCAAGAGAATGGCCCTTTTGGTATTGAAAAAGTAATTCAAGGAGCTAGAACAGAATCTGTTCCATTAGGAGAACTTAAAAAGATGGCAGAGGAACGTATGATTATTTTTGATCAAGAACTTATGAGTTTTTCAATGGGTAATGCTGTTACTCTTGAAGACACTAATGGTAATCGTAAATTATGTAAAATGAGATATGATAGAAAAATAGATAGTGTATCGGCAATGATGGATGCTTATGTGGCATATAAACTTAATAAAGAGACTTTTGAATAATATTTACGATTCATAAAAAGGAGGCATATTTAATGGACAATTTGACTTTAAGCGAAATTCAGAGATTAGACAAGGCTTATAATGAAAGTCATCCGATGCTGTTGGGCACTAAACTTCAAGCAATAATCGATGCTATAAATGAGGGAATAGGTCCTGACGGCCAAGAAGGACCTGCCGGACCTGCCGGACCTGCCGGACCTGCCGGACCTGCCGGGCCTTGCACAGAAATACTAGAAGATACTCCAACTAATGGTATCAGTGCGAATGAGATATTATCGATAAGTTCAGTAGTTATTAATGGAGAAACTGTTGGAATTAATAATCCGGGAGTTTCAGGTGAAGACGTTTACGAATTTGTTTCTTCTACGGCTTTAATTGTATCAGAAGAGGGTTATATACCAGTTGACATTAATAATTATACTGTGAAAGCAACAGGAACTTT